CACAGCGTTTCGGTACATTTGAAGGTGCGCCTTTTGAGAAGTGGGCACGCGATCAAACAGTTCAAAAGGACACGCCTTTAACCACATCAACATCATCAACCTATGGCGGTTATCTTGTTGGCGCTGAATTCCTACCGCAGGAGTTTATTAATTACTACGAAGCAGCGCAGATCACCAGGCAGGCCGGGATGCGAATTCTTCCTTGTACTGGTACTCCGGTGAACATTCCAAAGCTAACCTCTGGGGTAACAACTTACTGGGTTGCTGAGAATGCCGAAGTTACTAAGACAGACGCGGTACCTGGTCAGCTCCAATTAACTCCACATCTTGCAACGGCAAGAACGCAGATTTCGAAAACATTGTTTCAGACCTCACGCGGTGCGGCTGAAACTCTGTTGCGTCAAGACATTGGAATGTCGTTAGGCCGAGCGATTGACCTTGCGGTTATGGAAGGTTCTGGAGCAGCCGGAGAGCCAACAGGAATGGCAGAAACGGCGAGCATCAATACTGTGAGCGCGTCAAGTGGCGCGATTACTTTTGCGATGTTACATGACATGGAACTTGACCTCCAAACTTCAAACGTTCGTTTTGCAAAACCTGCATGGTTGATGCATCCGAGAACTTGGCACGCCATCTCAGAGATTGTGACAGGACTCTCTGGCGGAACTTCTGATTTCATTTTCAAGGGTCAACCGGAACTCGGAGTTCAGAAGTCGGTCCTCGGATATCCTGTTTATCTTTCAACAGCCATTGCAATAACCAACGGCACAAGCGCTGCTGAGGCAAATGTCTTTTTGGCTGACATGGATGATATAATCCTGGCCGAGTGGGGTGGCATCGATCTTGCTGCAACCGACACAGGTGGAGATGCCTGGAAAGAAGTAGCCGTCGAAATTCGTGCGGTTGCAACTTTGGATGTTGGCGTTCGAAATGCCGGATCGGTTTGTTTGATTTCTGACACCACGAGCTAGTGTCGGTTTGTTTTTAACTTTAGCAATGTGGGCGCCTTCGAGGCGCACGGGGGTGCCTGCATTTTTTTGATTTGAATTGCGCATGGAGGCCCAACAATGAAAGACCAGATGAAGAAGTGGATCGTCAGAAACAATTTTTGCTATCGCGTAAACAAAGACACGGTTCACAATCCGATGGAGATTTTCGAGGCGACTGACGAGCAGATTGCAAGTCAGAAATGGAAGGTAATGCTGTTTAAGGATTTCGAGGCGGAGATGAAAAAGATAGAGGCAGAGAAGGATAAGGCGGCGGGGCGCGAACGGCCACCACGGAAACGATCACGCGGACGGCCGCCACGAAGTGAAACAGTTGAAGTTGCGGAGGCTCCGGTAGACAGGGCAATGTGAGATGAGGTAATGGTAAAATTATGGATCTGACAACAACCGAGCGCATTAAAGAGATGATTAAGATTGACGCTGATAATACAACAAGCGATGCGGTGCTCAGCAATCTGATCAACTCAGTATCTATCATGGCGGAAAACTACATGGGCCGGAAGATTGAGAGCACAACATACACCGAGTATTTTGATGTTAATATTGGCGGCGAGTATCACAGCCTGAAAGCATATCCGGTGACTTCAATCACAACTATACATAATGATGCTGATTGGACCTATGGCAGCGATTCGCTGGTGAGCACGGATTCGTATCAGTCGAGCGACGAAACCGGCCTTTTATACGTTAAGACAAACGCGATGATTGCCGGGTTCAATGCGTTGAAGGTTGTCTATATTGGCGGCATGGCTACTGTGACCGAGGAGTTGTTCGACGACTACGCTGATTTGTCGCACGCGATTGAAAGGCAAGTGGCGTTTCTTTATAAGACACGGACCAAGGTTGGCGCGTCGAGTGTTAATTCTAATAGTGGCGGCGTGTCTTGGGACTTGGGGAAGATTTGGATGAACGATGTCAAGTCAATTTTGGATAGTTATAGACGGGTAATGTATGCCTGACCGTGCAATAAAGATAGAAACAAACCGGAAGGTTCTTGAGAAGGCACTTGCTGAGATAAGCAGGAATGTTCCGAAGGCCACCAAGACTGGATTTAAAACATGGGGCACTACTACGCTCGGCAAGTTTGTGGGTCAACGTTTGGCCGGGCGGCCGGGGCTAAAGAAACGCACGGGTGATCTTTCACGAAGTTTCTTTTTTAAGACAACCGGAACGATGGTAGATGGTAATGTTGTCGGGTCGTTTTACACGCGGAGTAAGTATGCAGCTATACATGAGTTTGGAAAAACAATAACACCGAAGAAGGCAAAACGATTAGCTGTACCGGTGCCAAATGGACCGGCACTTACTGCGGCTGGGGTGAATAAATACAAATCACCGTTGAGGACTACGCTGCCAAAGTCGCACCATTTCTTTGTACATAAGGCAGATAGCGGCAAACTATATCTCTTAGGTGTAGATAAAAACGATGCTGACGCGGAACCGGTAGCGTGGTTTAGGTTGCAACTGTCAGCGACGATCAAGCCACGAATGCACTTGAGAAAAACTATTAGTGCCGAACGTGACAATTTAATTAATAGGTTGGGCGACAGTTGCCGGGGGTTATTCGATGGCTGATCCGAGAAGCACGCAGATCCTCGATAATGTTGTGACAACGATCTCAGCGATTACGGCCGGGGCCACGTACAGCCAGACGGTGAGAGTTTGTAAACGTCTCACATACATGGCGCAAGAGTTATCAGAATTCTGTGCGGTGTTTATTTACGACACGGGCGTTACTAAGGATTATTTAGCAAGTACGATAACAAATTGTCAGCAGTCGATAATGTTGGATTGCTGGATTCAAGATGACGACACAGCGGACGCAATTGACCAACTGGCGGCTGACGTTGAAAAGGCGTTGAGTGTTGATATCTCTCGCAATGACTTGGCATATGACACGAAGATCCAGGCGGTGCGGAAATTTATTAGCGAGGACATGCAACCAGAGGGTAATTGTGAGATTGACGTTTTAATTAATTACAGACACGTTGAAGGCGATCCATACACAGGTATTTAATTTAACCAAGCACAACCGGGAGGTTGAGCGTTTTACAACGCCGTGAGGCGTCGGAGGTTTTTATGGTTTTACTGGCACGGAAAAAACAAATGATTGTCAGTGTGGAGGCGACGAAGGGCACGATAGAAACTATCACAAACGCCGACGTCGCAATCCTGGCTGAGGATATCGAGTACAGTTTGGGGACAGAGGAGATTGTACGCGATCCACTACGTTCGACGTTCTCGAAGTATGAAAGTATACCGGGGGCACAGATTGCAACGGTGACCTGTCGTTGTGAAATGAAGGGGTCCGGTACAGCAACCATGGCGCCGAAGTGGGGAACGTTGTTGCAAGGTTGTGGTTTTGCGGAGACGATCAACACCGGCGACATTGACTACACATTAAAGTCAGCCGAGGCCGATTCCGAAACGCTGACAATAGCGGTTTATAATGACGGGCTGTGTTATATTTGCTACGGCGCACGCGGTAATGTTTCGTTTGAAATGAATGCAAACCAAGTCGCGTATATGAATTTCACCTTTGTTGGAATTCATAGTTCAATTACAGACGCAGCAATGTTGTCAACGCTGAGCTACGACACAGGCATTCCTCCGGTTTTCAAGAACTCCAGCACAGCGTTCAACATTGACGGCGCCTGGAATGACGCGGTTTTCAGTACATTCACATTAGATCTGAATTGCGCCAACGTGCTACGCGAGGACGCAAATGCAACCAATGGTTTGTCTCATGCTATTATTAGTGATCGTGATCCTGCTGGCAGCATTGATCTTGACGCGGTGTTGGTTGCAGCGCAGGCCTTTTACACTCACCTCACAACACCGACGGCCGGATCAATAACCACAACCTTAGGCACTACGGCGGGTAATAAAGTTACACTGACTGCCGACAAGTTGCAGGTACTTGGAATTACAAATGGTGACAGAGACGGAGTAGCTACTTTTAATTGTGATTTTAAACTGCGAACTGCTGGTGGCGACGACGACGAGTTGACAATAACACACGAATAATTTTAACGATTATGAATAATATCAACGATTACAGGAGGCCCAAACAATGATTGCTCAATCGGTACGCGAAGAGTTCGATTTCATTTTAGAAGAGGATAAAAAACTGCCAAAGGAAGAGCAGACTGTTTTTCGGCTCCGGCCATTGACGCAACGTGCGACAAATGAGATAGAGGATATCTTGGGTCAGAACTCCGACAAAGGCGGGTTTCCTGTTGGCACGGTAAATTACAAACTTCTGCGTGCCGGTCTTATTGGCTGGACAAACATGGGCGGCGTTGATGCCGGGATAAAAGATCAGGTTTTCGAACATTGCATTCCTGACAGGATGATGCTGAGGCTGACAACGGTGCAGCGTACACAGCTATCAAATGCAATTTGGGGTACAACAAATGTGTCGGACGACGATGCAAAAAACTAAAGATGGCCGTTGCCATATCCGAGGGCGAGTTGAAACGGCC